TTTGCTGTCATTATAGAGAACCTCCATATGCCTGAGATAATGCTGCATCAGCCTGAGTTAAAAGTGTTTTTGGATAAAACTTATATTGTACTTTTTTAATGCTAGATGGAAGCCTCATTGCTTTAGTTAAACCAGAATTAAATACCTGTTGAAATTTAGATCTTTTTATAGAGCTATTTACTAGCTGTCCCTTGAAAAATCTAGAGTATGCTAACACAAATTGATTTTTTACTCCAGGTCCGCCTGGTCTTTTGACTAGCGTTGAAGCTCCTTTAGGCATAAATACTGTTTCTCCATTATACTCAAATACTAATCTTTCTGCAGATCGTGGAGATATTTTTAATGGCATACCTGCTTCCATTATAGATGCCTTGTTTATAAATACATGCCTGCGTCTACTATTACTTGACGGCACAATAGACTTTGACGGCTTAAATTCAAAACCTAACTTAAAAGACAAACCTTCAGTAGATAAAAGTTTCAAATCAAAAAGTCTTCCTGCTGGAGTTCCTGTTTTTTTCCACTCATAAACATGATGCATATTCCTAGGACGGCTTCTTGCTATAGCATCTATATATTCTCCAAAGTCTTTGTTTATCTGATCAAACATTACTGTAGTAAATTTATTCTGAAACTGTTTATTTGTTGTAAGCTTTGCAATTACATTTGATTGATAATATATATAAGCAGATACCTGTGCAACAGTAGAGTCTTTTATTGGACCTGGAACTGAACCAGCCATAAGATTTTCTAATCCGCTGGCCGCCTGAACTAATAAAATACTATTGTCCAATCTTCTGATTCTCCGATCTAGATACTGTAGAGTTGTAACCAATAACTTTTCCAAAAGGGTCTGTTATTGGAGTAGTCCCGACTACCTCAAAAACTGTTGGGGTGTCGGTAGGATAATTTAATTCTACCCATATTGGATTTCCGCTAGAGTCACATATGTTAGTAATTTTTTCTCTTATAGTAAGCTTTTCTGATGTTCTAACTTGAATAGTCTGGTCATTAACATATTTATTAGAAAATACTTGCTTATCGCTAGATCTAGTTGTAGCAGAGTTACTTATGATTCCTTTTGCATGACAAGGAACTGTTCTATGATATGACCATTCTTTCTTCAATGCTCCAGTATCTGGATCTTGTAAATCAAATTGTCTATAAACATCTAGACTCATTGATAAAACTGAGTCTATAATATCGTTCATTATATTATCTCTACCTTTGAAGTCATGACATAGTCTTCTAACAAATTGTCTGCGTATAGGTTTCCTGTGCCAGAATATGATTCTCCAAAATATTCAAAGTCCCAGTCAAATGTTGATATGCTCTTAATATACTTATTTCTCCAAGCAGTGTCTTTTGAGAAATAATCTTTCATTAATTCTATTGCTGCGAGTTCAACATTATCTGGTACTTTTTCCCAGCCAAATCTTCCCTGTACCTTGTATGCTACGCCAGACTGGAATATTCCGTATGAATCGTGTATTGTTGGAGGAACCATTCCATTAGCAGTATATACAGTGTTGTCTAACATTCCTGCCCTGTTTATTCTAATACCATAACCACTTTCTGATATCTGAACTTCGTATCCCCAATTATCAATTTCTTTAATATTATCAAGCAGAAGGATGTCGTTCGAATAAAGTTCATGCAATTCATAAATTTTTGCTGGTAGCGGTAGACTATCTGAGTCATACCCTTGAATTACATATAGGTCATCATATAAATAAAACTTTTGTCCTGTAAATTTTTCTATTTGTTTACGAGCATATCTTTCTGCTTTTAAAAGCTCTTTATAAGACCTATATCCTGGATCCGATGGATCTAGGCTAAATCCTAGGTCTTGAACATGATTAAAATCAACATATGGAGTTACCACAAAAACTTCATCATATCTGGTTATAGAAGTTCCGCCTACGGAATATTGCCACTTTAATCTTAAAGTTTTATTTCTATCCGTATATTGATATGGAATATTTACATTATAAGTTCCTGGATTGTTTTCATCCAAAACTGCTCCAAGTGTTATGAGTGGGGTAGTTGGAGATACAGGTGGATTTATTGCAGGATCTTCAGTTATATCAAATATTTGAACAGTAGGTGAAGTGTCAGCATTTGTAAGTTCACCATTCCAAAATATTTGATGACTTAGTGGAAATTGTGTATCTACTAATATCTCTGCCATTTATTAGGCTTAGTTATAGTACTCCTGGACTTCCGTCGGAGTAGCAAGTCTAAAGCCCTCCTCCTTATCAAAAATTTTTTGAGCATCATCTTTTGTCATAGCAACAAACGGGTGCTCTCTTGTAAATGTATGTCCTAGAATATCATATCTAAAATTAGCTCTAGTCATTCTAACCAAAACAGTATTCTCTGGATCATTTTTCTTAGGGTCAATTTTAGGAAGAGTCTCTTCTGCCATATCTACTGATTCCTCATTTAACTTTTTAGTGGTCTGTTCGTATACTGACCAGCTTACGCCTTCTTCAGCCAATGCTGAGATAATGTCTGCTTTATTTTTTAAACCTTCTGTATCGACTGCAAAATCTTCTGCAATCTTTTTTAATTCGGCTACTTTCAATGTCTCAAATGACATATTTACTCCTATTTCTACTTAAAACAATTATAGCATTAGTAAATTTAAATGAAAAGCCCCCCAAAAAATTAATTCTGAGGGGCTTTTAGCGGATCTAAATCCTATAAATTAGGAAGCGACCTTAACGTTCTTTACAACTACCCAAGCATCTGCCTGCTCAATTTGGCATCCAACACGAGTATACATTGTGTACTCGATGGAGTCCTTGCGTGGCCAGAAGAAGCGGTATACAGTTACATCACGCTTAACACCAATAACTACGTTATTTGGGAATGTCAAGTGGACGTCTCCGTGTGAACCTGTCTGTCCTGAATAGTCACCAGCCTGTGTCTCTGGAAGCAAAGGAACTTCTACTAGAGGAATTCCGAATGCGTATGGAGCTACATAACCAGCTGCACCACCTAGTGGAGCAACGTCTCCACGGATAATGCTTGAAGCGATATCCTGTGGGTTTACGTTTTGAATGTTATTTGATGCGTTGAACAAATAATCTTGGATCAAGTTTGAACCTGCAAGGAAGCGAAGGTCTGTACGACGTTGCTTGTACTTACGAGGCATAGCCTTAAGTGCCTTATTAAATGTTTCACGAGAGATGCCTGTTGCAGCACCGTTGTCAACAACACGTCCGTTAGCCTTTGCAAGCTTAACGATACCGTCAAATGACTTATATAGTGCGTCTCCTGTTAGAGCTGTATTTCCATTGAGGACTACGTCTTCAATATCATTTCCAGCCTGTGTTGCCATCAATCGTGCAATATGATCTTCGAGATCAGCACCCTCAATATTGTCTTCTAGAGACTCTGTTGAAAGTTCCCAATCTAGACGAAGCTTCTTTGTTGTTAGAGAAATCTTTGAGAAAGTAACGGCTGAATTTGCTGCAGTATCATCTGCCTCAGTTGCAAGCTTCATTAACTTTTCTCCTACGCCAATGCGATCAATTTCAGTGGTATCGGCTCTCATACGGACTGTACGGGCTACCTTACCAATAACTGTCGCATCGAACATGTAATCCAAGAATCGTGCTGATTGCTCTGGATTTAGCAGACCACCTTTTCCTTCGTTTCCACGATGGATACCAGTGTCTGAGAATGCAGCACCTACCATAGTACCAGTTTGTGTGGTATTAGCAGCTACTGTCTTTTCTAATGTTTCATTGCTCATTATATTGTTTCACCTACCTTATTAGTTAAATAGTTCGTTTACGGAACCGAGGAAAGAACCGTTCCACTTTGATTTGGATTTTGTTATTACTTCCTGAGACCCGCCAAGGTCTGAGGACTTCTTAATTGCAGTTTCAGCTTCAACTGCGTCGACACGCTTTTCGACATTATCGATGGTGCCCTTTATGTTTTCTACTGCCTTTGAAAGTGCGGCATGCTGTTCTGCCAACTCTGAAATTCTAGTATCTACGCTCTTGCTGAATGTCTCAACTGTTTCTTTAATTGCGGAAACCTGAGCAGCATTAGCCTCAGAAGCCTTGTTTAGAGTCTCTGAGAAAAAGCCTTTTAGATCGCCTAGCATCTTTGCAAAATCAGGTTCATCAACCTCAACTTCTGATACGTCGGCTGCTTTTTCCAGAACTTCGGCAGAAGCATCTGCTACTGCTTCTTCTGCAGGAGCTGCAGGTGCTACTTCTTCAGCAGCAACTGGTGTTTCTTCTACAGCAACAGGAGTTTCTTCAACTGCTGCAACTGTCTCTGTGTTTTCTGACACTTCATTACCTCCTTCTGCGTTTGCCTGTTTTGCAATTGTTTGTGTATCAGGCAACGGTAATCTTGATCGCTTATGTGAATCAAGAATTCTATCTATTTCTTTTGCTTTGTTAACATCATTACTCTCTACCCATCCGATTAGTTCCGCTGGCTTTCCAGTAACTGGGGAGTCATAAGATGATTCTGTTGAAATAAAAACAGAATCGGAGTCTGCACAATAAAAAATATTTTCAGTTTTTGTTTCTGCAGCAATTCCTTTAAACATTAACTGACCATTCATCTTTTGAATAGACAAAATATTGCAAAGCTCGTTTGCTGGTGAGTCTACTACTGAAAGTTCCATTAATGCATATTCTTTAATAAAGCGAACTGGTTTACCAGTTGTCTTATTAACTTGGTTATCTGAGTCAATAATTTTTCCGCCGATTGAAAATCCTTGTAGTGTGCCATCAAGAATTTTTTCCCATGTATCCTGTGCACCCTTTGAAATATATGCGTCTACATAAACGCCATTAAAAAATTCTTTTGTCTCTGGATCATAATATGTCTCTGGCTTAAATGAAACCATTTTACCAACTGCATTTGATCCGTGCATTTCACGAATGTTTCCACGGAAAGATTCGAATGCCTTAAGAGATGCTTCTGCTGTTACAACATCACCTGTTTGATCTAAGTTATCAAGTGTTGCAAATCCAGAAACTGTACGCTTTTCACGATTAACTTTGGTAAATGGCACGGACAACGAGATGTTGTCGTCATGCGAATTCCAAAGAGATTTCTCAATTTTCATATAGTTAATTTTATCTACTACTAGATAAAAAGGCAAATAACTGGTTGAGTAAGACTACTCGACTTGTCTGCCGTCCCCCTGAGTATTTCTACCTTCCCCAGAAATATCTGGAGAATTATTTTCTCTTTCTTGATCCCGCCTTCTGGTATTTCCAGCTTGAGCCCTAATTTCTGCCTGCTGTTGAGGCTTTAATTGAACTACCTCATCCCCACCGTCTAAAGGAACTAGACCCATTCTAATTCTAACTTCATTTGGAGTAATAACTTGCATTCTCAATAATCTTTCATCAATCTTAGATTGAGTATCTGCATCTGTAAGAGCCAATTCGTTGAATTTAATTTCAAGGGCGTCTGTCATTTCCTGAATAATTTTATTTATTTTCTTTTCTAATATATCTTGTGAAGGTCTGCATACCTGCTCTTTAAATGTTTTATCCGCATCTCTTGCTGATGCTAAAGATATACCTTCTGGAGTTCCAATTTTATTTACAGGAACACGATGTGCCATTAATATTTCATCACGATTCATTTTGCGATATGTATTAAATGATGAATCTTGTGATCCAGCTTCTACTGGCTCCATCTTAAATTCACTCTTAGAATCTGCGGTATCTCCAGGAAGTGGGATATAAAGGGATCTATGATTTTTGCCTTTTAATCCAGTCTGGAAAAATTCAAGAAGCTTTCTTTCTGATTGATCTGAAAGCTTAGCCCCCTTCATTGTAATAATATATCTAGGGACTGCTTTGTTTTCAAAGTAATCTAGATTGTACTTTCCTGCGAATTCATTTCCAGCCATCGCATTTGCTGCGGCTACAATATCTGGAATGCCATAATAGTTATTTTGTGGCGTATACTTCTTGATATGAATAATTTCATTTGGTCTATCTTCTCCACCTGCAATTGGATTAGGAGTTTCTTGATCTCCAAAATTGCGGAAGAATACAGCTTTGCCGTAAAGCAATTGAACAAATCCATCACGTAATCTACGAACACGCATAGTCTTTGCTGGTATATGTCCGATATATCCAATTTTTCCTGCAGAGGTTCTGCCTATTTCGAGATAGCCATTACCTGTAGCCTCTACATCTGTATAAAATTTAATAAGTGTTTCTTTAAATGTTTCTTCCTCATTGCAATCCTCAAGCCAAGTATGTAGATCTTGGCGAAGTCTATTTAATTTTCTACGTGCTCTTTCTAACTGCACTTCATTTTCAATTCCGTCTAAAGCATCCATAGCTTTACGTGTTTCAATAAAATCAAAACCTAATCCTACAATATTTGAAACCTTTGCATTAACTGCTGCATAATTATATGGGGATATTTCGTAAACACGAGATAGGTATTCTAAATTATATGGTGGCTCGATAAGATCGAACATTGCATATCCAGTAACCGCCTGTGCTAAAAGATTTTGCTGAGTTCCTGTTCCATCTGTTCCAGCAAATCTCTTTTGTAAATCTCTATTTAACTTTCTACGGAATGATGCTCCAAGGCCTGATACTTTTGTTAAATCTTCGCCTTCAATTCTAAATGGATCATTTGTGGTCTCAGTAGATAAATTATTAAATTTAGCCCAGTCAGCAGCGTTTGAAATGTGTATTGTCTGATCTGTATCTTCTTCTTCAAATTTCATTGATTTACCCCGTCCTGCTTTAAAGAGTCTTTATATACTCCAATATCAAGTGGATCTGGTGTCAGACCCCATTTTAATCTTTGTTGCTGGTACTGAAATTCTTCATCATCAATTTTTCTACGGCCTTCCAAAAATACTGGCTGGCCTTCGTAAATTCCATAAGAACGAACTTCTCGTGCCAAAGCATCTATCCTTTGACGATTACCTCTTTTTGAAGTAATAGAAAGAAAATTTCCTTCATCGTCTCCAATCCACCGCCCGTCTGGCATTTCCCAAACGTATATCCCTAGCGTTGTTTCGTTTTGCTTATACTTATAGCTAGTTCTTTTTATGTCCATAGGTTTTTATTTTACCACCAGTTATTGCATAAGTCCAGCTTTTTTGTCAACGAAAGTGACAAATTATACGCTTTGAAGAACAATCCAGTCGTTATTATATGCAATAAAGTCTGATTCTGTCAGGGTTATTGTCGGTTCAGACTTTGAAGTTACCGCTCTTCCGATATATAACTCATAATGAGTCTCTACAATTCCCGCAGTTAATTCTTTTTCATATATGGCTATATTCTTATATAGATTATCTGGTCCGCCCGAAGTCTCATAATTTATTTGAAGGGTTCCAGATACTGGGGTAGTAAACACTAAAACTACATGGTGTGGCTCATTATCATTTAAATATGAACTAATGTTTGTTTGATTAGTTACATCTACATTGTTTACGTATACCTTACTTATATTGGCCTTAGAAACCACTCCAGAGCCGTTCCAGGCGAATCTAGTGGTAGAAGGTGCGGAAGCATAGAAGAGGGTGTTAGAGGCCAAACTAGAGGGTGTAAACATCATTTCTACAGACTTTATAGAAGAGGCTGTTGTAATATCAAACCCTGCTCCATTTTTAGTCCTAAGCCCGTTTGTATAATTTCTAGAAAGAATTGGATAATTTATTGATCCTAAAGAATATTCTGTGGTTGAAGTAATTTTATCTCCAAAATTATCGGCATAAAGTGTTTTTGTTCCATAAAATTTTATTGAAAAATATGATAATTTAGGAAAGAATTTGCTTGCGTCTGTGGTAGACATAGTTATTTTTAAATAAAGCCTTCCAGAATTACTAAATGAGTCTTTTGAATACTGTGGTATTGCTTGCCCATTTGTACATGCCAGCCAATTTGTTCCGTCAATACTTGTTTCTACTAACACTCCATAATCATTACGCCATTCAATTTTAGAACTATTTAAATCTAAACTATCAGGGACAAGGAAAAAATCTTCTATAATAAATGTTTTTGATTCTACAGTTTCAGTTTCCTTAAATCCAATTTCTTTATTTAAGATGTCATAATATGTGTTGTCGTCCAAAAAATATGTCCATGGTCTATTTATTGGATAAGAATATTCAAAAGAAGGTTTCTGTCTAGCGTCAGTACAACTAAATAAAGTTCCTTGGTCTGGCTGAACAACTTGAATTGCTGGGGATACAATGTTTCCAGCAACATTATGTCTTATTATTGATCTTTCAGAAATAGCATATCTATATACTGCTGGTGCATCTACTATAAAACTATCTCCAACTGGCGTTGGACCAATTTGAAGATTAAGTGTAGTATTAGTAAATTTAAAATTAGATAATGTTTTATTTTCCGCCAAAGATCCGTCTAAATAAAGATTAATTGATGACGGACTATATGTTGCAACTACATGTATTGTTTTTTTGTGATACGGAACAGCATATCTTACTAACTCTGTTGCAGACACCTTAAATACTATATCATTTTTATGCCAGAATATTCCTACGTTATTTGCAGTATCTGCAAATATTCTTACTTCTGATGTTGATGAAATTGTTGGATGAAACCATACTTCCATGCTAAAGTCATTATCTGACGTATACTTTGTTCCGAATCCTGCCCCGACATTTGCTCCGTAATAATCTTTTGTAATTGGAACTGTAATATAAGCAGTATCAGTTATTTCTGTTCCAGAAATTCCACCAGAAACTAAGGGCAATATGTTTGATGCGGGTGATCCTACATAAGTAGCATTATTTCCGCAACCAGATTTATCCGAAGCTGTAGAACCCGAAGATTCGTCTAAAGGCCAGAAGCCTAATGGATAATCTTTTATTACCCTTAGTTGATAAGACATTTACTATTCCTGAGATACTAGTTGCCAGTTTAAATCTTCTTCTATCCAACGATAGAAATTTCCATCTGTTGGATATGGGGTTGGTGCATCCCAAAGACATGTCTCTTCATTTAGTATCCATGAATTGAAAGGCTTTGGTGGAATGAATGCATCACGAGTTGCGTCGTATGAATATCCAATTCCTGCGTAATTCTTTCTTAGCGGGGTTCCGCCCAAAGAATGAACTCCACCCTGTGTATTATATGAAGTCTTTACCCAAGTTCCGCCAAGGTTATCAATTAACCACTGATAGCCCTCATCTGGATCTTCGTTACTTCCAACTAATACACGAGTAACGATGTTGTTTTGGTCTAATTCGGCCCAATGTGCCATTTGTTTACCTCCTTATTGGTATTTTATTATTTTACCATTTGGTAAATGATAAGTCTATTGTTTTATACTACGTAGCGAATAATAACTATTCCCGAACCACCGTTTCCACCAGCGGCCCCATTGCTTTGAATAATACCGCCACCGCCGCCGCCTGTGTTATCAGTACCATTGCTTAATGATCCTTGAGAGCCTTGACCATTTCCGCCGCCGCCTTGGCCGCCATAATTTGCTGTTCCAGGGTTTCCTCCACCGCCACCTCCTGCATAATATGTTGCAGTTCCAGTTATTGAAGATTGAACACCAATTCCACCAGTTGCAGGAACGTTTCCATTTCCAGAATTTCTTCCGTTACCTCCTGCTCCGCCAGCACCACCGCCGCCGCCTGCAGATGATGATACTGGAGGAGTTCCGCCATCGTATCCTTGACCAGTAGTTCCAGCTCCACCATTTGTAGCAGGATGGCTACCTCCACCTCCTGAACCACCGCTACTTCCATTAGTATTAGCTCCACCAGCTCCACCACCAGTTGAAGTTATGGTATGGAATGTTGAATTATTACCATTGTTTCTTCCAGAATTAACGCCAGCTCCACCGCCACCAACTGTAATTGAATAATTGCCAGCAGATAATGTTAATTGTGATTCTGCAGAAGCTCCTCGTCCAGACATTTCACCAGTAACTGAAGATCTATATCCTCCTGCACCGCCGCCGCCAGCTTCATTTCCTCCTGGAGCTCCAAAACCACCAGAACCTCCTCCTGCTACAACTAAGTACTGAACAGTAATTGGTTCTGAAACACCAAATGTTCCATTAGATGTAAATGTGTGTACTCTATAAGATCCAGAAGTAGTTATTGTTCCGCCAGTAGGTGCTGGGTTTGCATTTGATGTAATACTAAATGTTCTAGGAACTACAGTGTTTAATCCATCAGACGCATTTATTGTAAATGTATAT